TGCTAAATGGAGCCGATGTATTCAGTTCTTACACAAATGGAGTAAAAACTGTATGGTTTGATTTAGTGGCGGGGAGTTCTTCTGTGTTAATGGTTCACTAATCTTCGCTAAAGACTGCAAAAGCGAACCAGGGAATATTTTTGTTCGAAAAAGGGGAATATTTTTTGGAATATTTATTGTAAGGAATGCAAAATAAAAGGCACCCTCGTTTGGGTGCCTAACGCTTTTAGCCGACCTGGAACTTATCGTACATCCGCGCAATAGCGGTTATTTTTTATGGGTAGCAACGAAAGGACGGCGATAAGCCAGAAAGAGGTGCTAAGTGGACCCGCAAGATGTACTGAATGATATACGCGAGCGATTAGTAAGGATCGAAACAAAACAGGATGCCCAAGCCGACTTAGGAAAAAAGGTTGACGGTATCGAAAAAACAGGCGTAGAGACGGAATCCAGGTCGAAGTCTAACACCCATCGTATTGACAAACTTGAAGCAAACCTAACGTGGCTCTGGCGTACAATCGTCGGGGCCGTTATTGTTGCCGGCATCGGGGCGCTGGCTATTTTTAAGTAGGGAGGATGATACCGTGAGTAAACCTAACATTAAATGGATTGGATCTCCCCATTTCAGCGTGGCGTCAAAAAAGCTGAAAACCATAGCAATCGTCAACCACATCATGCAGGGGACATTGACAGGTACAGACTCATGGTTCGCTAATCCGGCAAGCATAGTTAGCTCACACTTCGGCGTAGGTAAGAATGGCGAAATACATCAGTATGTCAGCCTAGATAATCCTGCATGGGCAAATGGTGGAGTCAATAAACCGGACTGGCCTTTGCTGGTGCAAGGAGTAAACCCAAACTATTACACGGTGAGCATCGAGCACGAAGGGTACACCGGAGACGTAATGCCCGAAGCGCAGTACCAGGCGACATTGGCCCTGCATCGGTGGCTGATTGAGACGTTAGGCATACCTGTTACCCGGGATAGCATCATTGGCCATTACCGGATCGACTCAATTAACAAGGCTAATTGCCCAGGCGCAGGATTTCCGTGGGATCGACTATTTAAAGATTTGGAAGGAGAAGAAATTATAATGGATCATGCAGTGGTTTACTTTACTGACACAGACTTTTCTAGTGCCCGTATCATCTCTAGGAAATTAGGTGGGTGCGCTATGTATTGTAGAGACGGTGTTAACACCAATATCCATAAGGATATTGAAAATTGCGAGCATCCTGTAATTGTTGGTGGAGCAGAGCTGAATATCCCAGGTGCTACAAATTGCTGTGGTTTACATGCCGAGGATACGGCTATCAAGGCGGCTCAATACGCCAAAACGCTGTAACTAAATTCGCAAGCGCTTGCCAATTTGAAAAAAGGAGATGACTCATAATGCCTAGTGATTTATTCACCACGCCATACCTCGGGTCTTTTGCTGGCCTCGTGGCCGTGACGTATCTCTTAGTCCAATTTTTCAAGGAGCCTATCCAGAAATACCTTAGTGACTGGTGGATCCGGCTCTTAGCTGTGGGATTCGCTCTGTCGATCCAACTTTTCACGCTGTACGTAGCGCAGAACTTCACGACTGAAGCGATTGGGTTAGCCGTGCTGAATTCTTTTTTGATCGCCATCACTGCAGCCGGGACACACAATATTAGTCAACCTAGTTCAGCGGAACCTATACCCGTTACCCTCAATACATTTGAGCCCATTATAGATAAAGCACAAGTGACTGACGTTAGTCCTCCAATTATTACACCACAGCCCAGCACATCCACCGATAATGACCAAGTCGCTCCTATCGCGCAAGGTTAACATAACGAAAGCCCTCCTGCCAATTAAAGGTGGGAGGGCTTTTTGCGTTTAATTCAATCTTTTCCCCAGCTAATCAATTTCCACCCCTTCCATTGATGGCTCGGGTTTTTGCGTTTCCCCTGCATGGTATATTTTATCTTAGATATTCCGTCCCACGCCTGCTTTACCGTGCCATCCAGCAGCTCAGCGTGCTCCCTAAGCCAGAGCTTGAGATTACGACACTCGTATATTTGCCCATCAGGGGACTGGATAACCCAATCTCTAGCGTTAACATGTGTGTCGAATCGCCCGGTCAATGGACGGAGAGGTAGCATTTCGTGGGCCTTTACTAAGGCGGCAGTATTAACCCCTGCCTCATACAGATCTTGACGATGTTTTTTAGAGCAAGCTGGACTACAAGTTTTTGTTGGATTGCTTTGCGGATCACAAAAGATCACACCACATACAACACAGGTTTTATGCTGAGTTTTCCATTTTGCGTAGCAGGTCATTGAGCAAGTGATCTTGTTTCGGCCTTTGGGTTTGCCGCAGATAGAGCAGGTGTTATCCATCTTTCCTCATCTTTTCTATCAGATCTTTAATGGCAACAGCCTCTTCATCGGTGACATAGACTATCAACTTTTTTCTTCCGGTCGGTTTGCGTCCTGCTCCTGGGCGCAAACCTCCGTGCTTTTTTTCTTCTTGCAAATCCATATTTATTCCCAAGCCTCCGAGAATTCATTATTCGCAAATAATTCCGCCAAGCCAGTGATCTGCTTAAGTCTAAGGACTTCGTCTGGTTCCATGCCTAACTCCTTGGATATCTTGCTATCGTTCCAGTTTCTGCGCGACAATTCTAAAATTATATCACTCATGGCAGTTACTGCATGCTTACCCCTGGCTCGATTATGCCTGATGGTTGAAGCTATTCGGTCACCCTTATCCAGCCTATTTGAGTTTATAATCGTAACTGGTAGATAGCCATGTACGCGATTACGAACATCCTCGCATTCCTTGCCAACTCTGTTTCTGTGAAATCCATCTACAACCTCATAGTGGTCTTCATCCCAAAAACTAACTATGGGTTGCGTGTAACCGTCTTCACTGATACTGTGCTGTAATAGCTTCATTTCAGGGGGAGCGACGGCATTCGGGTTATAGTCATTGGCCTGCACTTGCGCTGATGGCACCCATATAACGCAGTCGACGGGGTCGTCCTTAAATGGACTTATCTCGTGCAGTGCAAGCTTGATTTCATTGATCTTAGCTATGCGTTCATCAATAGGAAGGTTTGCAATATCCGCAACATCTATAATCATGGTTTCCTCCATTCCATTTTTGTATCGTGTTTAAGTTTACGCACTTCGTTAAATCCGTGATTTTTGTATATCTCAATGGTTTTTCCCGTAGACAACGCTGTAATCTTGCTAAATGTATTGGTCGCATAAATATAAGCGGTATCAAAAAGTTTGGTGTATACACCCTTCCTGCGCTGTTCAGGGATCACATATGAGGAGTCAAATATCGCGGTTTTCCCATTATCAACTACTGCCGTAAAACCTAAAACATTACCTTTCTCGCCTAATGCAACAAACCAAACTTTGTTATCCTCATCCCAAACGTGCCAACCAAATTCTTTTACTATTTCCCTTCGAGATAAAAACGGTCCGATTAAAGGATAAAAATTTTGATCGCTATTATATAGCTTGATTATCGAAAAATCCCCCACTGTTGCCGCCTCCGTTTCATCAATTTTTGATACTTATCGTATGCTGCCGATTTTGTTGGGCTGAAACACAAACCTTTACACCAGTAGTCGTTACGTAAAAGGACCTTACATATACGTCTCCAGCTCGGCATATCTTGCGATCCCGTATCTCCTTGTAAGTAATCAGGAATTCCCCTGCTATAGCCACGGTCAGAGTACCACTTAAGATATACGGCAATCTTATTTTTATAGTGCTCCGAGGTTGTCGTGGGCATTGACCCCAATAGTAACATTGCAAAGCTTTCCCACGTATGGCCTTCCGGTTTAGATACTTTAATATTTCCAAGAATATTCCCGGACTCTTTTGCATACAAAGCCCCTTGATTAGCCCCGTTGACACGCGCCACAAGTTTCCCCCATGTATCTGGTTCCAGGATGTGATATAGCCACAATCCTTTGCGTTGCTCGTCTCCATAAGGCTCGCAAATCCTCATCTGATGAATAGAAACTCCAGCTTGATGCATCCGGTCGTAAATCGGATTATAAGGTTTATTAAATTTAGCGTTGTATACCCATATGTCCTGCACTTTCCAGTCGTATATTGGGTAGACGTTATAAGCGCCCTTGCCCATCCATGTCGTAAACCCTTTGTCCTCAAATTTAGACTTATCTCTCACTATGGTACGATACCGATTAAGAGACTCATCGGACCTTATTCCTACAAAGCAAGCGGTTAATTTCCCTTTGCCGTACCACTGACCAAAAGCAGGAACAAACTCCTCAAACGTCATACCGTAAGTGTAAAAATCAAAATAACCATAATTAGATATACTGAATCTAGGTAACTCCCGAACCCATTCTTTACCGCGTTCCCAACATATCCACTCTGGCTCGTACATACTAACTGCATTAGTAGTAAGAAGGGGGAGCGTTATCCAGTATAACTCAATATGATCTTTGTAAAGATCGATCATATGCGTAATGTGCTCAATTGTCGCATTGTACTGAGCTTCCCAATCGACAAACAGCACACCTACTTTTCGGTTACGCTTAATAGCTTCATCTATAACTAGGTGGAACATGACGCTGCTATCCTTACCACCACTAAAGCTTACATAGATGCGCGGGAAGTTATCAAAAGTATAGGCTATTCGTTCCCTTGCTGCAGTAAGGACGTCGATTCCGAGCGGTTTTTTAGCCATAATTCAACCCCCTTGACTAAGGTTTTAGTTTTTACTTTATCTACTTTTACAATGTCGGCACAATAGTTATAGTCATCCAGTGCTTCTGTGAATGATTTCCATAAATTATGATGAGTATTGTTAGTTGAAGAGTACTTGAAATTCCCATTCTGTAGCGATTCCACAAGGTCATCGATACTCATTCTCTCACAGAGCATTCTTAAGTGTTTAGTAATTATCGATACATCGACATCCATTCTTTTTGAAATAAGCTTTCTTTGTTCATCGGTTAAACCGCCAACGACCGTCATATTTAAGGCTGCGTAATAGGTTTGGCTTGAAGTTGTTGCGCGATTTAATCCCTGTCTATAGGTCTCGATTCCTAAACTCTTAAGCTTGGCTGAGACGGTATCCTCAGTTATTTTAACAATATCGCCATCGTCACTTACGATACAAAAATACTTATCCGTGTTTTTCCAAGATGTTTGACTTTTCACTTGGTATATGCGTCCAGATTCTAGGATATATTCAGCCATGATTCCTCTCGAACCTTTGGAATTAGATCTTGAATATTCCTTTTTGCACTTTAAGAATTTACGTAGGTATTTATATTTCGGGTCAAATCCTGTAATTTCGGCAACCCATCCCGAAGAAGGCATACCGCCAAATGTGGCATCCCCTAAACCAGGAATAATTTCGTTTGTGATATTGGTGCAAATCTTGCTTAATTGCCGAACATCATCGCCAAATAACTCAATTTCAAGATAAGCCTTCATTTATGACTCTCCTTAAGAGGGAGGCTGAAAATCAGTTATCAACCTCCCGTTCTTGGTTTAGCGCAAGCAGTCGCAAAGTGCCACTTCATCATCACATATAATCCCATTATCATTTTCAAATATCGGAGATCCATTTACATAAATCCTCAATCTGTTATGCTGAACAGAGTAACGAGCTTCTTTCTTTGAACCGTTTCTAGCAAAAGGGTTTTCCTCACTTGCGTATACCGCAGTTCCATTCTCGTTGTACTCGTTAAAATCCGATAGATCTATGTTGAACGATTTTAAGTACTCATCCCCTTTTAATAATTTTTCCTTAAGCCTACCATGGATAGCCTGGCATTCTTCTAATGTTATCTCTCCGAACACCTTTAATTCGGTGTATGCCCCGAATGAGTGGTTATGGTCACTGCTTTGGCTATAGACGAATCCTGACACATGAGAAAGTTTTTTCATTTTTATTTCCTCGCTTTCGTTTTTTTATCTTGATATAAGTATACCAGAATCAAATAGGTGTGTCAACATGATTTTAGTGCATTTTAATCAAAATATAAATATAATTATCTACAAACAAAACAGCCCCTAGCTTTCGCCAGGGACCATTCGTTATTCCTTCGCCTTCTTCAGTCCGTAAACTGCCTTCTCAATCTCCTTCATCGACTCGATCAACCCCGCATTTGCCTGTCGTACTCCATTCCGGACGGCCGCCCTGACTATGCCGCAGAAGAGGATGAGGGACAGGAGCCAGAGCATCAGAAAGAGGAGAGTGTTGGGGAGGAGGAATGGGGTTGGCATGGGATCAATCCTTTCAAAGAGATAGCCCTCGGTTTCGTGCCGGGGGCTATCTCTAATACTAGGTTACCGCAGTTGCTCAACAGTTATCTTCCATGGCGTAAGGGCCGTATTAACCTTAAGTGAGTATTGACCGGGAGTTATGTGTAAGTATGATACATCCTTGCCAATGCCCTGCACGTTGGCGGCAACTGCTGCTGGCACACCATTGCTATCCTGCACGTAAATCTGGAAAATACCCTGAGCGTCAGTTGTTTCCCAGTTTATACGTGTGTCTTTTGTGACTGTAATGTTTTCAGTATCCTTGGCTCCATTTCCGGTCCACGAATTCGTTACTACCCATTTCTTTTCAGGAGCTGGTGTAGATTTCGGAGCCGGGGCAGACGCAGGAGTCGTCGTTGAAGATGTCGGTGCAGGTGTCTCCTTTGCGGGTGCCGCAGATCCACACCCAACCAGTGTAAGTATAAGGCCAACGGATAACAAGTAGGCGATTTTTTTCATTTTAGCATGACTCCTTTCTTTTATTTAATGCTTTCGACTTTTATGGTGTAACCCATTACTTCTCCAACATCAGTTATGGTTCCTATCATGGTTACTTTCTGTTTGCTCGTAAATTTTGATACGGTAGATTTTTGTTCTTGAGTAATGTTACACATAATATTGGTCATGGAAAAACTGCCGTCCATGGGAGCAATCGAAAAATACTTTCCACCACTGTCGATATTGGATAGTTGACCGGTCACTTCAACATATTTACCTTTGTACGTTTCGCTCGCATTCAGCGCATTGGCCTTCAAGTCTTCAACAAGTTTGTCTGCCGTTACAATCATTGGCGGTTCCTTTGGCTTCTCGGGTTGTGCAGGCGCGGACTGGGATGACGTTGGGGTAGAGGCTTTTTCGTCGTCCCCGGACGCAGATGCGATACCTCCAATAACCACGATGGCGATAATAGCGATTAGGATTTTCTTAAACAAACTGACCACTCTCCTTCTTA